ACACGTGACCACTCGTCGGCGCGCTGGTCATAGACTCCATCGAAGCATTCGTTCAAAATTGGTTCGACGATGCTTCGGAAGTCCGTACTTCTCATTGGTGCAGCCATTGTTTATTCTCCTTATGCAATAGCGTTTACGGTGCCAAAGAACTGCGAGCGTGAGTTCACGACGCGAACGATGACGTAGGAATCGCCCCAAGCATTATCTTGGTAAGGAGCAATATCAACGACGCGCATATCGCCGGGGTTACCGTTACCGACGGCAGTCGATACACCGAGGGTGCATTGCGACAGACCGGTGGTGGTGGAACCATTGGCGATGTTCGAGAAGTTGTACTCGTTACCGATAGAGGTTTGAGCAATGGTGGCGTCGGATTGGATTTCGTAAACGATGTTGTTGTCGTTGTAGAAATACGCAACGCACGAGCCAGCTTGGTACGTAGTGCCGGAGGGCCAGAAGTTACTGATCTGACGGCGACCGCCGACATCAGTCCATTCAACGCCAGCAAAAGCACCAGACCAGATAGCACCAACAGTAGCGATGACAATAGTGCCAGCGCCAGCGTTGTACTTGACGGGCTGACCCTTCAAGATGTTTGACCCGTAGGTCGAAGCGATACCGTTAGCGAGCGCCTGTGCGCGATCCAGACCGGAAGGGTGGAACGCAGGACGCAAGCCAAACGGAGCAGAGGTAGAACTCATATTAACTCCTTAGTTAGCCGGAAAATACCGGCGTGCGGTTTGGTTGCTTGTCAAAATTGCCCATTCCCTCGCCCTCAATGCCCACCAGCGACTTGCCATTGCTGTCCCTTGCGCCTTGAAGTTGCTCCACTTGGACGCGGATTTTTTCCGCCTCGTCACGGGGCTTCTCGTCGTGCATATACGTCATGATCTCTTGGTAGACATCCATGGGTAATTTGAACAGCAACATTTCGTTGCAGGAGATATATCCAACATGCTCGCCGGTCTTCACGCGCAAGTCTTCATAGCCGGGTAACTCTTCAGTTTTCACTGGAACGTACCCTTGGCGAATCCGCTTGTCGATGGAGTCGTAAGTGTTGGTTGTTGAGAGCCAGCAAAGATGCCACCCATTCAGGCTGGGTAGTTTAGGCAACGCTGATTGCGTCCACTCCTCGTTCCACATCTTGCGACGTTCTTGCGTAGAAGCGAACTTATCTTCAGGTGCTGCGCGGCTTGCGTCCTCGCTTGCGCGATCATTGCGTCCACCAGCATTGAGAGATTTTTTGAGACGTGATTCAGTCATGATTAGTTACTCCGGGAATTGTTACGTGATTCGGCTGCATATCGTTTGATCATCTTGGCGCGCTTTTCGGAGTTGTCCCACATACCCGCGTCCTTCATCGCTCGCACTTGTTCAGCGGAGAGAGTAAAGGTGCGATTTGTGCCCCCGTATGCGGCTGATGCTTCACGTCCTGAGCTTCCCACGGTATTCCTTGGTGTTCGTCGGTCTGTATCACGCTTGTCTGACGCGTCATTATAGCGATGGGGTAATCTTTTCTGCAAGCGGGAGTCCAATTCGTCCCAATAATCCCCAGAATCAGGGTTCCAGCCCTCTTTTACGAGGTCTTCGTCAATTACTTTGGCGATTTTGCTGTCGGTGTCCGATAAATCGGGTTTGTACCAGCTATTTCGCTCGATCCAAGTGCTCGCGTGGCGTTGGACATTCGGATTAATGGTCGGTCCGGCGTTCTGGACGGGCTTATCCGCTTCTTTTTTCAGCCGATTGAGCTGCTGGAGCTGCTCGCGGGCCTCGTAAAGCAGTTCCTGCGCCTTCACGGCGCCTTCACCATCGCCAGAACCGGTGGCCTCGGCCAGTTTCATGCGCGCGTACTCCATGCGCACCTGCTGATCCTCCAAGGCCTTGTCGATCCGGCCCACGTCGTAGGCCTGCGTCTTCTGCTCCACGCGGGAAAGCCGGTTGCGTAGGTCCTCGTTCTCGCGTTGGATGACCTGCAGACGTACATCCTTCTCCTCGTTGGTCTTGCGGATCAGGTCCTTCTTGGACCGGCGGCGAGCGCGGCGCGCGGCGCGCACTGCTTCGCTGTCATCCGGGTGGTCGTCGTCGCCGCCGTCGTCAGCTTGCGCCTGACGGGGCTCTTCGTTGTCATCCGCAGGCAGGATGCCTTCGGGCAGCTCCACCGTAGCAGTGCCGTCTTGGCCTTCCTGCACGTGTAGCGTTTCTTTCTCTTCGGGTTTGGTTGCCATGGTGGTTCCTTAGACGTAGGCTTTGAAGGAGAGCGGGTCATCGGTGACCTTCGCAATGACTTCGTGGTCGTTGATGGTCATAAACAGGACCGGGTTGAGGTCGCCGTTTTCTTCGTTGGTGACGGCTCGCTCCCAGCGATCTCCACCCCAACGCGGTACTCGAACGAAGTCGCCGATCTGCGCCCAGCATCCTTCCGGCCATGTCGCCATGGTTTCGCGGTTACGGTATGCGAGGGGTCCGATTGCGACTACACGTCCGATCATGTTGTTCCACTTCTCGTTCTCCTTGGTTTCCTCCACCAAGATGATCTTGCCCGCATTTTTCTTAATGCGGCGAAGCTGGACAATGACCCGGCCACCCAAGGGCGCCTGACCTGCCGGTACGTCTGGAAACGCCCATGCCAATTCGGCGGGGTCGGATTCCTGCTGCGTTCCTACGATGTAGGGAACTTTTTCTTCACTCATACTCACTCCTATCGACAAAAACCATATTTCAGGTTCGATGTGCGCATATTTCAGCGCGGCTTGGGGCCTTGCGGCCTTATTCGTTTTCGGCGAGTTTCATGTTGAGGGCATCCATGACCCATTGCAGGCCCTGATACTCCCCAACGATGCGTGTGTATATGGCGTGATCGCTCACGGGATTCTGTACCAAGGACAGGCGGAGTTCCGCCTGCCGTACTTGGATTTGGTGGATTAACTCCGAGATCACTTCTTCTTGGCCAGCGCGCTCAGGCCGCCGGTGGGCTTGGATTGGCTACCGCCCTTTGGCTGCAGGCTCTGGCCGTCGAGCTTCTCGCCCATGGCCATGCGCTTATGCTGTTTTACGAGAATGCTTTTTTGCTCTTGATCAGACGTTGCCATACGGGGCTCCTTGGGGTGGTTGGTTGATACTCTCGTGCAGCAACTTGGCATTCTCGATCTCGATGCGTGCCTGATTGTTGATCTGCGCTATTTGTAATTGTAGTTGTCCGTCCTGCTGATCGCGCTGGGCGGCTGCCTGCATCTCGGCTTGGCCACGCATCTGGCCGTCCTGCAGCTTGGCCTGCGCGATCTCGGCGTCCTGCTTGTCCTTGGCGGCCTTGCGCTGGGTCTCGGCCATCGCGGTGTCCTTGACCACTTGGGCATCGGGCGGCAGCGGGGCTGGCTTGACGTTGGTTTGCAGTGACTGCTGCAGCTGCTGGAGCTGGGGCAGAATCTGCTGGAACACCTGCTCGCTGTCCAGCGCGACGTGCTGGCCGACGGTGGCGTACAGCTTGTCGATGATGGCGGTGAGCTTGGGGTTCTCGTAATCGTCCACCGGCTTGCCGCCGCGCAGGTTACTCACGTAGCCGTTCATGCGGTTGAGGTACCACAGCGTCATGTGCTGCTTGATGTGCTCTACGGCGTTGGGCAGGAAGGCCGGGGCGATGAAGGGGTTTGCACCAAAGCTCGGGTCCATGCCGAACATCAGGTGGCCTTGGATGTGGGCGATGTGGTCCTGCTGCATGTAGGCGTAGGCCGGGTGGCCCATGGACATCGCCGCGTTCTCGTCGGCCAGCGTGCGCTGCTCGGGCTCGGGAACGGCCTTGAGCAGCTCGCTGACGTTGGGAATCTTGATCTGCTTGAGGAAACGCTCCTCCACGGCCTTGGCGTCGTACAGGTCAGGCTTGGCATCCGAGCGGGCCAGCACGGCCTGCATCTGCGCCATGCGCTGGGTCTCGCTGAAGATGTGCGGGTCGCTGACCGGGATGACGTCGGTGTTCTTCTCAAAGTCCTCGCGCTCGATCTCAAGGTCGGCCACCATGTCACCCTTGCGCATCTCCTTGAAGTGCCAGCGGTTCAGGCGGCACAGCACCTTGATCAGGCGCGCTTGCGACTGATGCAGGCGGGCGTGGATCGCGGAGTAGACGGCGGCGCCCTGCTCGATTAGTGCCTGCGTAGTGCCCACGGGCGCGTTGGAGTTGACGTCGGCGATCTTCTCCTCGGATGTGGTCACCACGCCCTTGGCGGCGCTGTCCAGCCAGCCCAGCAGCTCGAACAGCACGGGGCTGGGCGGGTTAAAGGGCATGGGCATGGCGATCTTGCGGATGTCATCCACGCCGGGTGCGCCCTCGATCTCGGCCACCTGCGTGACCTCGATCTGCTGGGTCTGGCCGCTGATCTTCGCACCCTTGAGCTTGAGCATCGTGGCCGCGTTGTTGATGTGGGCGCTGTCCAGCAGCGCGCGCAGGGCGCCGGTCAGGGCCGCGCTCAGTCCACCAATCAGGTGGGGCAGGCCGATGGCGAACACGCCGCGCCATGGGATGAACTTGAACTCGATGATCCAATCGAGCTTGGTCATCGTCTCGTCGCCGTCTTCCCAGTTGCGGTACAGGCCGACAACTTCGCTGGACTGCTCGTTGACCATCATGATGTACGGGGCCATCTCGCCGCCGGACTCCTTGTCGCCTTCAAGCTCCAGCCACGTGTAGATGTGGAACACCTTGCGCAGGCCATCCTCG